ATCATTGAAATAACAAGCGTAACCCATTTCAAATAACGCCAATTCTAAAAAACGTTCATCAACACTATCGGGTAAATTATGCCACTCAAATACGTTTAACGCAAGTTCTTTCAATCTACTATAATAATCAATATAGGTTTTATTATTTAAATCAGCACTTTCCATGTATCCGTTTTTTCTTCTCTTTCCCATCATTTCCTCCTTAATTATTTGCTCTCGAGTAATCACCTACATAATCACCATGCCAAAAGGTTACTCCCTTATTAAACATATCTTTAATTATTACCATATCACCAAAAGGAATACTACCAACGATTTTTACATCTATTGTTTTAACATAGTTCCATGATGGTCGTCCTGTTATATTTGGGGTCTTAACTCGATGTGTTGCATAGCCATACATAGAGAAATATTCATCTATTAATTGTGCGTATTCTTTTCTAATACTCATATGCATGAACGCAAAGTCTTTAATTCCTGTTGCAAAGTTTGCACTTGCTCCATTTGCTCCATGTGCTTGTCTTGGTAAAGCCGAGGTTGCACTAACTTTTGCTAGTGTACCAGCTACACCAAGCATACCCATAGGTGCAGTTACTGGGTTAGATAACGCTAGTGCCGAACCTAACATTGACACTGCTGTACTAGCACCATTTTGTGCCAACCATGCTTTAAAGCTATCAGTAGTATAAGAGCATTGAGGAAAACCATCTAACACCATTTTTTCATTATAGTTTGCTGAAACTCCCTTATAATTTTGTGGGTATAAGAAAATTTGGGGATTACAACTCATATCTCCAGCAACTCCAAAAGTACAATTTATTGCATCAAAATATTCATATTTAAACTCGGCGCTTGTACCTTGCAAGTTGGTCACATACAGGAAGTTGTAAGGATGTGTAAACAATTTTTTATTTTTAGGCACATAACCATTAATATTATCTAATTTCATTGGTTTAGTTATATTATAAGATTTAGCCGACCCACCAACATCTCCAACAAATTTAGTAGGCATCATGAAAATTGATACAATAGCATCCGATTTATTAGCACTTGTAAGTGTTTCAATCATAGCGTTAGCACCTTGGTAACTATCAAAAACATTAAAGTATAACCCCGAGTATATCCCACAGTAAGTACCTCCAGTGACTTTCACTGCGTCCTTGTCTGTTGTAGATGCTATCACAATTGACTTTGCGCCCATCAACCCAGTACCATCAAAATCAGCTGAAACATAATCACCTAATTCTAAATTTTCATCAATCAAGTTAGCACCAGCAGTATCAATATTGATATGCTCTCGTTCAACAAAAGATGGTTTTACAGTAATGTCAAGTTGCCACGTTTGCCACACATCAATTTCAAAATTGATTGTACACATTGCTGGATTTACGAATTGAATAGAAGTTATAAAAGCGTAAAACCACTTAGTTCCAAAGTTAGCATTTTGAAACATTATATAATTACAGTCGTATAAGTTGTCGGCAACTATAGGAACACGTATTGAGTTTTGCATCCTAATAGGTGTCAAGTCTGTAAACGTGTATTTAGCTTTAGCAGTGAAAAAACTTACTTGTGAGGACACACTTGAAAAATCAAGTGTGTCCTTATAAGTTTTATCAAGTGGAACATTCTTTAAAATCTTAACGGACGTGATTGGTGTCATTGGTGTAACATCCATTTTAATTCCTCCTATGTTGTTATTGTAATTGTTGCAGTTCCTTTTTTACTTCCATCATACTTAGAAGTTGCAGTTGCTATAATTGAGGTAGCACTCTCGGTTTTACCAACCATTAACAACCCACTTTGATTGATAGAAGATGCAACAACATTTGTTCCACTAATTGTCCATGTAACATCTTTATCAGCAAAACCACTTGACATTACAGACGCTGTTAATTGTAATGAATTGCCTTTTGCTACACTAGCAGTTGAAGGGGAAACAGTAACTCCCGTAATAGCTGGTGTTTCTGTAGTAAATAATATTCCATTACTGAATGGTGATACACTGAATGTTTTCCACACATGATACCAGTAGTTCCAGTATAGACCTTCCCCGTTGTACTGTTCTGTCATATTTTGATAGTTGTCAAATACCATAAACCAGTCCCTATCAACTAATGCACAAGGAATAGTTTTTAATATTGTCAACTCTTCATCCGTAAATGGTATATATGATGCGTCTTCTTCAAACAGTTCATTAAGCCTATTTAGTTCCCCTGTTGAGAATGAAAAACTATCTATTGGAACTCTATGTCCCATGAACTCGGCTTTGTTCATATTAAATGAAGTTGCAAGTACTTCAACATCAATAACAGCATCAAATTTGGCGTTCATTATTAAATACTGGTCGTCTTTTTTACTTGTTGTCATAACTCCACTGATATTGTATTGGTCTTTTAAGAACTCAAGTTCATTGGATATTCCTTTTATAGTACTTACTATTTCTCTTGCATTAGTTGCATTTACAGCTGGAATGTTTAGTGGATAAATATTTCCAGCTAGTGCGAACTTAGCTATTAAATATTTCATTGTAATAAGTTCGTCAAAGTTTGCTCCCGTATATAGACTGTCTATTATTCTACCTATTAAATCTGTAATACCTTCCATGGAAAGGAAAGCTTGTCTTAATTGGTCGTTAGATATTGAAACCTTATAGAATTTTTGATAGTTCATAGGGTGGAACTCGGCTCTAACGTCGGGAATTACTCTTTTAAATACTTCCTGTTCAGCTTTATTTGGATTGAATTGGTGTGGAGATGCAATATTAACAAAGATTTCCTCTACTGTTTCTCCATATTCAAGCATACCTTTTTTAAACCCAGCCCATGGATTTTCGTATAATCTTGATGTAAGAATTACCCTACCAATTCTATTTATTAACGCTGATAGAAAGGCGTTTTGTAAATCTTGATTTCCCATAATTACAGTTCCTATTTGTCTAATAGTATCAGTTGTACCGTCGGCAATAGGCACTACGGATTGATAATAACCTCCGTTTTGGTTTCTTATTGTGTTTAAAATTTGTGTGCTTGTAGCACTTAATTGAACTATATTTGGTATTACTGGCATAATTTAACCCTCCCTTTTCTCGAATAAATCGTCGAATGTTTGATCTGTTCCATCTCTTTCAATGTCTTCGGTTTGTTCTTCCTTAACTTCTTCAACCTCATTTGCAGTTCCACCAAAGAACCTATCAAGGTATTTTTGGCGTATATCCTCATACATGCCTTTGTAGTCTTCTGTATCTTCTATAACTTCTTTTTCTCTAGGTGAATAATCATATTCGTCTATATCTTCACCGTCGTAAACTTCACCGTAGTTTCTTAACATTCCTTCTCTTTCGTCAAAGTCATCTTGTAGTCGTTTAATGTCGGCTTCCATTGCGTCAGTCATACCACCAGTTTCCATTATACGCCTAAGAATTTTGTTTGCTCCTGTTCTTGTTAGTATTGCCATTTTAACCTCCTTAAAAATATCTCCCATACATCCATATGGGCATTTTCTTTACTTTACTGCTTGGGTCTGGTGGGTTTACACCACCTGTCAATTCAGTGTACCAGTATTCAGCTTGTGTACCTCTGATTGGTTGATTAGGTTCTAGTGGTCTTTCATAATTTGCGATAAACACCATTGCTAGATTATATGGTGTATCAGTTGATTTTGTAAACTCTTCAAATGTCATAGGGTGTGATGATGTAGATATCCATTGTAACCCATTTTCTACCTCGTATACTATACGGTTTATTTGACCGTCTATATCATCCCATGAATAACCTTCTGACGTTGCCCATGAGGTATACTTACTTGCCGGTGTCCACTGTACTAAGCCAAAACCTCCCGACATATTACCTTCATTAAGACTCTCCCATATGCCTGGATTTATTGTGCTTTCAGATTGCATGTTACCCAACATACCACAAATACTTTCCTTAGTCCATCCTTTTTCAAGAAATGCATTTAAGATATATTGGGCATTAATTTTCATTTCTGATAGGCTTAAATACCTATTTCCACTAATCGTAGAAGGCATATATATTACCTCTTGTTTCTCTAACTGCGACATATCGGGTATCACCAGTGTATGACAAATAACGAACCCAAGTAAAATCTTTTTTAACAATGACATAATCGTACTTGAATGTTTCTCCTTTCGAGTAAGATGCGACAAGATTACCACTCAATGATGGCGTGTCCCTTACATTTAGTTTGTCCACTTGAACCCTAGCAGTACCATATTCAACATATTCAGTGACTATATCAATACTAGTTTTAACCCCATTTATAACATTTGGAAAGTCTCGGTAACAATAGTTAACATCTACATTACCATTAATTCCTGTTATTCTACCATCACTGGCATATTGCCAAATATCATGACCTCCCTTATACTCACACTTTGAATTATATTGAGCAACCCACTTTGTCCATTTGGAAAAAACCTTATCAGTAAGTTTTGTGTTAAACCATGATGTGTTCGCATAAACTCCACACCAGTAACCATGCTCTTCTATTGTTGTGCAAAATAAATTAGCCATTGTTGATATCAAATAATTGTTACATTTACCTGTTGTACTAGCATCTTCTAAATCATAGTAAACTGGATAATCAAGCTTGTACCCTTTTATCATTCTTAACACATGGTCGGCTTCACTTTTAGCCTGTTTGAGACTAGTTGCGTAAGAATATATATATACACCAAAAGGTATATTAAGTCTTGTACATTCTTTTGCATTTCGGTGAAATTGTTGGTCGTCTTGAGATGAAATGTTATCTCCATATCCAACACTTAAGATAGCAAAATCAATTTGATTTTTGACTTTATCCCAATTGATTATGCCTTGATGATGTGAAACGTCAATTCCTTTTAATTGCACGTTTATTCCCCCTTCATATCGAGTTTGTCGCAAAGTTTCATGATTACCATTGTGTTATTATTTAATGCTGTAGTAACCTCATTGCGTTGTTTGTCTGTCGTGTATTTAACCCAATATGCCATTACTCCACAACACACTATTGGAAAACCTAAATTTGCGATTAGTTGTGTAATCTCATTTACTCCCATTATACCACCTCCTTTCAATGTGAAATTATATTGATATGATTATGTCTGATATGATAAATTGATGTGATTGTTAATATGTACTGTGGGTGGTTAGTGTGCAGTACCATTGCACGGGTTGTCCTTTTCACAGGTGGTTGTCAACCTCCAAATCTAACCAACTCCACTATTTAATTGTATCATAGCTATTTGGAAAAATCAAGAGCTAAAATATCATAAATTACATTTTTAGCATTTAAATTACTAAATCGTAATAAACCTAAATTGTAAGCTTCACGTATTTTTATCATTGAAAATGAATATCGATTAACCATTACTGTATTAGTTGCATGTTGTCCACTGGTGAATACCAAAATTGTTTTACATGACTTCTCATGTTTGTCAGTTATGAATACTTTGCCTGTGTTCATTTCTTCTCTAACTCCCCACATATTACCATCATGTTTAATAGTGAATAAATATTTTGTTTTACCTACGCACTTTTCAATGAAAGCATCTTCTTGGAAAAGTTTTTTATTGTCAGCACTTGTCCTCATGTAGTCACTGTCAAAGGCTCTAAATAATGCGTTTTCCTTAATTGCTTTGGATGCACTTTCATTATAGTTAAATTCAGCAACCCAACCCCTACCACGTATAAATTTTGTTTCGGGTCTAAATCGTCGGTTAACATCAAACTTAACAAAATAAGGATTTAACATTGACACATTGTTCCCTAAGAGAAAAACTTTTATTGGTCTACTTTGCTTTCCACCTCCACGTGCTATAGATATTAAAATACTCTCAAGTTTACCAACTTCATTTGGTAAGTACTTACCATCTTCTTTTTGGAACTCGTCAAGAATACACATATCTACTTCGTTAAATAAAGGTGAATATTTTTTTAATGCGTCAACGTTAGACAATGACAATGCGAATGCAAATGAAACACCATTTATTAAAAACTCATAAAATAATCCCTTTGCGTGTGAAACTGTAATGACTTCAACTTCTTCATTTGGAGAATATATTTTTAACGCACTTCTAAATAGACTTCCAGCACTGCTTAATTCGTATTGGTGTCGGTATAACAATGCAGTTTTCCTATTATCCTTATAGAAAGAGTCTAACGCTTTTAATAGAAAGTGTGTAGTTTTACCAGCACTCCTATTACTTGTAATTAAATAAATAGACGGCTCTAAGCCGTCTAAATCTTTCATTGATAATAGTTTTTTAGAGTCATAATACTTTGTCATTATAGTAGTTCTAAGAACATGAAGTCCCTATTTTTACTAGACCTACCTGTTTTAATTGATACCTCTAATCCTTTTTCAATTTCTCCAAGTTGGTCTATTTCTTTATATGCGTTAATCATAGTTTCAATCGAGTTTATTACAGTTGGTGAAATTGTAGATACTAGTTGCCCATCTTCAAGTTTTATAACACCAACTTTTAGTGATTTAACTTCTCCAGTTTCAGAGTCAACATCATCTTTAGCACCTATCAAAAACCCAGTAACCTTCACATCTGTATTTTTTACAGTGTTTAAAGGTGTTGTAGCAGTTTCACAGTTTACAATTTCTTTTAATCCAAAGTTTACATTATTTAATATTTTCATTTCCCATCCCTCTTATCTTTCTTTACTTTTTATTTTTATTTTTATTTACTAAGCTTCTGAAACTACAGTAGCATGTTGAATAAATACATCTTGTGGCATCTCATATACCATTTGTTCTACTCCATTTGGCACTAGAATACAGTTTTCGGGATAACCATTTTCAGCTATTATCTTATTAGATTCTTTAGTACTTCTTACTGATACCTCATTTACTATTTGTCCTATGATTGCCATTGTCGTTCCATTCTTTTCTACAACATCATACTTGTACCCTGTAATAATAGTTCTTGTAATTTTTTTCATCTTTCTTTACCTCACTTTATTTCTTATTGTTTGGTTATCTCTAACCTATGATTTAATTATAATGCATTTATGCTGTAATGTAAAGTAAACAATTTGTGAACAACTATTCACTATTAATCACATCATGTTGGAATAAATCCACATACTGGACAAACAATATCATAATGTGTTCCACAGTTTGGGCATGTTCGAATTAAATCACCTCCTTAATTGTAACACTCAACTAGATTAACAACATAGTTTTCAAGTATTTCGAAATACTCGTCCGTGATACCTAGTGTGTATGTGGTGTCAACTATCCCTATGTTAGAACCTGTTGTAAATATCTCACCTTGAACACTTATGTTGTGTACTTCTTCTTCATTGTACCATGAAGTAGTACGCCCTACGTCGGCAAATGTCTTACCTATTATAAAATTTTCAATATTCCCTACTGCTTTTGCTCCTTTTTTCTTATGCATCCCCGATACTGTTGTGTGAAACTTCCCGTTTTGATAATAAGCGTATTTCTTAGCTCCTAGAGTCTTAAATTGTGTATAGATATCATCATCCTTAGTTTCACAGTCCCATATTCCTAATGGGTGTTTAACGCCTTTTCGGTCGACTGCGTATGCCGGAATATCATTTTCATACGCTAACTTAGTTAACCTTTTGTTAGCTTCTTCAAAATGTTTGTTATTTTCTATATTAATGAATTTAATAGAATCAGTATCTGTGTATACTGCGTCTAATCCTACTAGGTCAAGTAAGTCTTGCAAGTTTTTCCTTGCGTTAGCTGTTACAAATACTCCCCATTGATAAGATAAAAAGTTATTACGACTCTTATAATACTGTTCTAACGCTTCATCCAGTTCGGGTTTTATCTCGGTCCATTCATGATTTGTGTACATTATTTCGCTGTGGTCTATTGCAGTTACGGTCATTCCGTATGAACTGTTTACTTTGTTTTTACTTTTCATGTATTCATATTCCTTCCCCTCTACTCCCTTTAACTCGGTTTTAAGTTTGTAGAATTTCATTACAGTTTCTCGGAACTCTTGTGGAAGTTTCCCTTTTCTTGCGTATATTGCATTAGTTACATTTAATCCGTCAAAGTCATATGTTCTTCTGATTATATCTAAGTCAATGTTAGTGATTGTTAGAGTAATGTATTCAGCTTCAAGTACTCTACCATTATCATTTACAATTTTGTTTTGTTTTACGCAATGCGCAATGTCAATGTACGGCATTGTAATATTTTCTTTAACCTTTATATTAAAAAACTCAATATCCATAACAACACAATTTTCATTGCAATATTTATCTATTTTTTCTTGTGTATCTAGGGTTACCCTCATAAATTTTCCCATAGGATATTCATTGATTAGCATTGCAGCTGGGTAACTGGATTGAATGTCATATGAGTATACTTTCTCATGTATTTTGTTAGCGTGAAAACGTGACGCGTGTGTGTTGCCACCTCTGAAAGCTCGTCGTAACATTTTATACTCTTCACTATTTAGTTGCGTCTTTTCAAAATTTGCCCTGTTCTTCTTATTAGCTTTCATTTCTTTTCTAAAATCTCTACGAACATACCCTGTATTGGTTAGTGGTATTGTATTTATATCATCCTCTAATAATAAAGTATCTATGCACTCACATAGACCCCTCACGTCATTATAACAATATGCTAATTCTTCATCCGTTAACTCGGTGTTTGGTGTTCTTAACTTCCTATAGTCATAGTTATCAACCATTTTATAGTGTTTACATAGTTGACTATTTTCACAAAATTTGATTAGGTTCATGTTAGATAAAAAATATGAACATCTAAACTCATAACATAGTGTGTTCATTTTCATTACCTTTCTAGCATCCTTGGCAAATAACGAATGTATCGTTACAAAATCTTTCATAAATTGAAACTCGTAAGAAAGATTGTGAACGTAAATAATTAGCTTTTTCTTCTCACTTAGTTGTAACCCAACACGTAGCCTTTTCATGAATGTTACCCACTCTTCCCAAGTTCTACCGAAACATACAGTATCTTTGATGCATACTTGCCATTGATACATAAAACCATATGGTGGTGTTACATATTTACCTTTATCGTCTTTTATACCATCAATTGTAGTTGTTTCTATGTCATATGACGCTGATATATTATAGTAACTTGTTTGGTTTTTATGATTATAAATCCTCTTGGCTTGTCTGTATTTTGAGTATGGAAAGTCATCAATATTATATACTTGCTCTGAAACTAATAATGTTTCTTTAGTTTTGGGATTGTAAGTTGGTACATCTAACATTCGCATTTACTTCACTCATTTCAATAATTGTCTACCCGAATTTATTATTTGTTCTCTACGCTCGGCTACTTGTTCAAAAGTCATTTCACTATTTTGAAATATTTCATATTGAGTCATTATTTCATCTAACGAGAACCCTTCATCCATTGCCTTTGTAAAGTCTTCTATTAGTTGGTCTGAATCTACTGTTTTCATTAAATTTTGGTATTGCCTTGATTTCAGAAAATTGAAGAACTGATTTTTAGAAGTTGCGTCCTTCATCATAGACTTGAATTTCTTTTGGTCTTCTTTATCCGTGAACTTCTCGGTTAAGGTATTTATACGTTGCTTTTGAGTTGCCCTAATCCCCTTCGCTGACGCTGATTTGGATGTGAAGAACTCTTCCAGTTTTTTAAGGTTTTCTTTAAGCTCTATACCTTGAATATTCTTGGTTTGTTTAAACGTTGTCCTTCCATATGTGTCCATTAAAAACTCTCTTGCTATGTCTACAGCGTGAGAATGTAGCTTTGCTTTGTTTTCTATATCTCTGAATCTTTGGTTTGCTCTTTTAGCTAATGTATAGTATACTTGTTTTTGTTGGTCTTCCGTCATAGTCCGTATTACTTTAAAATCAATGTCTTTAGACTTAGCCATTATTACACCTCCTAAAATAGTTCATTCATTAATTCCTTAATTGTTGGTTTCTCTCCGTGTTCAAATTGAACTGTTTGATATAGTGTCCATCCTTGTTTTATTAGCTTGTCCCTATTTACAGGGTCAACTACGAATAGAGTATTGTTAGGGGTTACCATAACGTCAAATTCCCCTCTACCATATTTAGCTTGAGCTTGTCTTCCATAGTGTTGAAGTTCTCTACATATATCTTTAGCCATTGTTTGTGATATCATTGTGTTACCTCCTCTTGTAGGTAAT